TGTATTCTTTAGTATTTACATCATTATAATTATTGTTTGCAAAAAGACTTATAATGTTAATGTACTTATTTGTATCTCTATCATAAACAAATGAATTTTCCATCATGTTTCTGAAATCTTCTATTGATTTTTCACATTTATAAACATAAAGACTATAAAACATGCATAAATTATTCAATACCATCCTTAAAGTATCCGTTGTTCTATGTTTTCCGAGAATAAAATTAAAATCCATTGTATAAGGGTTAATTTCAGAATATACTTCTCTATATTTCAGAAAAACTGTTTTATTATGATAACAATTTTTATGAAGAGAATTTCTAAGATATTCCAAAATAGTCTGTCTGTTTCTACTAAATCCTATACAAACAGAATTTTTATCTTTATTTGTGGAACAAGAATTATATAAAAGCAGAATTTTTTTCATTTTTTCCTCATTATTTGTACTTTTTCTGCAATCTTCAATTAGATTTGGTAAAGCTTTATCTATTCTTTTTTTATTTTCCTCTAAAAGTTTTAAATCAGTTTCCAAAGGATAATTTTTATAAAACAAATTTTCATCCAAAGCATACATTAGAGTTTTATTTACATCTTTATCAATACCTATCCAATTATGTCTGAAAGGAGAATCCACAGCAACAAGATTTTTTTGTGGTTTTCTGTCTAAGATTTCATATGATATATTTTTGAACCATTCGTATATTGAAGCAGGAGTGGAATCACCATTTAAAACTATCTTTTCCAATTCAATTATATCTATATCTATGGGATCAAGGGTTTCTATATAATTTATGCAATCTTTTATAGTCATCAAATTGTCCTCATCATAAATTCTTTTCTTTATTGGATTATCTATTTGATTTCTTGTTGTATAAAATTCTTCCATTTCAAGATCATTAAAGAAAGTGCAGCAAGGTGATGCTGAATAATATGACATTCTTAAAAGTCTTATAGTTTTAGTATCTCTATTGTAAGCTTTTACAAAACTATTCTTATAATACATAGCATTCAGCCATTTATAGTAATCATCAAGATCATTAGGTTTTATGAAATTATATAATGTGTTTTTAGAAAAAAAATCCATAGCCTCTGATGCATCCATATCTAAAGTTTGTCTTATAGCAGTCACAACAGTGTTCTTTCTATTATAAAGAAACTTTGGTGCAGGTATTTGACTCATATCTTCTATATTGATTTTATTTATTGACAATAATTTTTTTAAAAAATCTCTTGTGTCTGAGGAATATTTATACAATCTATAATTATTAGGATCTCCTTCACATAAGAAATAAAAAACAGGTAAAACATCAGACTGGCCAAACATTTCTACTGGCTTATAAAATCTGTCTTTTATATAATTTCTCCCTTTTAAATGAAGACTATAAAGAGATCTTAGCAATGCCATATGAATCCTATGGAAAATCCATGAAGAATACATATCCACTCCAACACGAATACATTCAGCTGTCCTTGAACAAACTGCATCAGAATCATTTTTAAAATTATCACCCGGCAAAGATGAACTACATTCCTTTGTTTTTTTTATAGTCGGATATGAAAGTGATCCATTGAAACAAATTAAAGATATGAATTCCAAAAAAATATTCTGACAATTGGTTTTTTTTGTACTGTCTGTAATATTGCATAACTTCATACTTGCTTTCTGAAGACACCTAAAGAGTTCAAATTCTTGAACAGTAGGCGTACTAACACAAAAAACATAATCATCTGAATGTACTAGATATTCAGCATACAATTTTGAATCTGGGTATATCTTCCTCCAGAGTGTTAAAACAAAATTATTGCAAATATCAGCTTTGAATGATGATATATAGTTAAAAACCCCTTGAAGGAAATTTTGTGTGCTTTTCAATTCAAAATTTTTGTCTTTCACATTATTTAAATAATAAGTCTCTGTTGTTAAAGGAACAACTTTTGAGAAAATATCCAATGGAATCTGAACACTTTTATCTGTCCAAGACGCCAGCACAATTTTCATCAGTTGAAAAAAGTCATTATAACCGTATTTAGACTCAAAAGCTTCTATAATAACCAAAAAAGTTTCCATAGTTTCAGAGGCAGACCATTTACTACAATCGCCATTAACATAAAATATTTTATTATTCATTTCAATTGCATGTTTTGTCACTCTATCCATCATTCTCTGAATTGTCAGCATTTTTTTGTCTCCAGGTGTCGAAATCATTTCTGTGTGTGATTCTTTGCATATTTTCTTAAAAAAATTCTCAACACATCTGGCCATCATTTTTGCACCCATGTTCATCACATAGAATTCTCTCTTGCTTCCATATTGAGCTTTGATACAAATGTCAGCGATAACTTTCCCTGATTCAGTTATATACTCAATCG